GTATAGCTTGAGCATTACCGTCGTGTAATTGCAACACTTGGCTTGCCAAATAACGCTAAAGCGTTCACGAAACAAACAACAATTCGGCATGGATGTTGTGAAGAAATTCGCCGTCATGTCAGTGACTGTAGTAGCAGGTCCCGTCCTTACGCTTTCATCACCTGTGGTGGTGACGTTTGGAACAAGCTTAATTGCCGTATCTTTGGTGAAACGGTTGCTACAGGAACAACCCCGTGTAATTGCTCACGATCACGAACATTACCCAGGTGGTTCTGAGAGCAGTTCTAGCTCTTGTGCTACCGCGCCTATTTTACGTAATCTTTCGCGAGATCAGTGCGATTCAGAGAATATTGGATGCAGTTCTAGCGCCTGTTCTCCGTCTGAAATTGTGAAAGTTACAAGGCAGGTAGTGGAAGTTGAACGTGGTCTTTACCGGGACAAACAACAATTCGGCATGGATGTTGTGAAGAAATTCGCCGTCATGTCAGTGACTGTAGTAGCAGGTCCCGTCCTTACGCTTTCATCACCTGTGGTGGTGACGTTTGGAACAAGCTTAATTGCCGTATCTTTGGTGAAACGGTTGCTACAGGAACAACCCCGTGTAATTGCTCACGATCACGAACATTACCCAGGTGGTTCTGAGAGCAGTTCTAGCTCTTGTGCTACCGCGCCTATTTTACGTAATCTTTCGCGAGATCAGTGCGATTCAGAGAATATTGGATGCAGTTCTAGCGCCTGTTCTCCGTCTGAAATTGTGAAAGTTACAAGGCAGGTAGTGGAAGTTGAACGTGGTCTTTACCGGGACATTTTTCAGGACAACGAAATCCCATCAGTCATGGAAGAGAAACTGCAGAAACTCCTTTACTCTGAGGGTGAGAAGATTCGAAGACGTTGCCAATTTGAAGCATCAACGATGCACTCACGCAAAGTAAAGGTTCCGGAGGTAGGTACTATCCCAGATATCCAAACTTGGTTCGATGCTACGTTTCCTGGTAACTCCGTTAGGTTTTCTGATTTCGACGGTTATACTGTTGCTACGGAGGACATTAACATGGATGTTCAGGATTGTAGACTTAAGTTCGGGAAGACTTTTCGACCTTATGAATTTAAGGAATCACTGAAACCAGTACTGAGGACAGCAATGCCAGAAAAGCGACAGGGTAGTTTGATTGAAAGTGTGCTGGCCTTTCGTAAAAGAAATTTGGCTGCGCCCAGATTACAAGGGGCTTTGAATGAATGGCACACAATTGAGAATGTGCTGAAGAAGGCGTTAAAGGTATTCTTCTTTGAAGATTTAATTGATCGAACGGATCATTGCACTTACGAGTCAGCGCTCAGATGGTGGGATAAACAATCAGTGACGGCTCGAGCGCAGCTCGTGGCGGACCAACGGAGGTTATGTGATGTTGACTTCACGACTTATAACTTCATGATAAAAAATGATGTAAAACCGAAGTTAGATCTAACACCTCAAGTTGAATATGCAGCTTTGCAGACTGTTGTGTATCCTGATAAGATAGTCAATGCTTTCTTTGGTCCGATCATAAAGGAGATTAATGAACGGATCATCAGAGCGCTTAGACCTCATGTGGTCTTTAATTCTCGTATGACTGCTGATGAACTGAATGAAACAGTTGCCTTTTTGACACCTCACAAGTACAGAGCCTTAGAGATTGACTTTTCAAAATTTGATAAATCAAAGACTGGGCTTCATATCAAAGCTGTCATTGGACTCTATAAGCTCTTTGGTCTAGATGGCCTGTTAAAAGTACTCTGGGAAAAATCGCAATATCAGACTTACGTGAAAGATAGAAACTTCGGTCTCGAGGCATATCTATTATATCAGCAAAAGTCAGGAAATTGTGACACTTACGGTTCGAACACCTGGTCTGCCGCCTTGGCGTTGTTAGATTGTCTTCCTTTGGAAGATGCACATTTCTGTGTATTTGGTGGTGATGATTCATTGATATTGTTTGATCAGGGATACATAATTTCCGACCCATGCCGGCAACTTGCCGGTACTTGGAATCTTGAATGTAAAGTGTTCGACTTCAAGTACCCCGCATTTTGTGGTAAATTTCTGCTGTGCATAGATGGAAAATATCAGTTTGTTCCAGATGCGGCAAAATTTATCACAAAATTAGGTAGAACTGATGTGAGAGATGTAGAAGTTTTGAGTGAGATTTATATCTCTATCAATGACAATTACAAATCTTACAAAGACTTTAAGGTGCTTGATGCTTTGGATAAGGCTTTAGTGGACAGATATCGATCCCCTTATAGTGCTATTTCTGCTTTGGTTTCTTTATGTTATCATATCTTTGACTTTAATAAGTTTAAGTTGCTGTTTAATTGTGAAGGGAAATTTGTGGATAAGAAGCTGAGAAAGGACTTCGAGTGGTGAACTCTGGGTCCTGATGTTTAAATCTACTGTATTTACCTTCGCATGATGGCTACTTTCTCTTGTGTGTGTTGTGGTACCTCAACTACAAGTACTTACTGTGGTAAGAGATGTGAGCGAAAGCATGTATATTCTGAAACAAGAAATAAGAGATTGGAACTTTACAAGAAGTATCTATTGGAACCGCAAAAATGCGCCCTGAATGGAATCGTTGGACACAGTTGTGGAATGCCATGCTCCATTGCGGAAGAGGCTTGTGATCAACTGCCAATCGTGAGTAGGTTCTGTGGCCAAAAGCATGCGGATCTGTATGATTCACTTCTGAAACGTTCTGAACAGGAGTTACTTCTTGAATTTCTCCAGAAGAAGATGCAGGAGCTGAAACTTTCTCATATCGTAAAAATGGCTAAGCTTGAAAGTGAGGTTAACGCAATACGTAAGTCCGTAGCTTCTTCTTTTGAAGATTCTGTTGGATGTGATGATTCTTCTTCCGTTTCTAAGTTGTAAAAAAAAAAAAAAAAAAAATGTTTGATCAGATCATTCAAATCTGATGGTGCCCATCAACCATATGATGGGAGTGTTTGCAAGTCCACTATAATCGAACTTGAAAACGATGCCTGAATTGGAAACCATGAATCTTAACGGATTCTGGAGAGAAAATTTAGGAATTGGTATGTAAGCTACAACTTCCGGTAGCTGCGTCACACTTTAAGAGTGTGCATACTGAGCCGAAGCTCAGCTTCGGTCCCCCAAGGGAAGACCA